ACGGTGCTCGCCGTTATGTCGCTAAGTTCGAGCCTGCACCGGCAGGCATCGTCGATGACGACCTGATCTAGTCCACAAACAACATTGGCCGGTCCAGAGTGCACCCATCTGGACCGGCCACACACAACAGAAAACGACAACAATGGAAACACGCCTACACATAACCAGACGACCAAGGGACAACGGCTACTTCGTGGAACTCACAAAAGGTGCAGACCGCATGGAGATCGTCAGAACAGACTCACACTACGACGCACTCATGGCCGCTAACGGAATCGCAGCATGGTCCGGCCTACGAGTGTACGACTACACGAACTAACGAAAAGGGGAAACAATGAAACGAAAACAGATCGCAGCAGCCGTCGCTGTATCCACAATGCTATTCACAGCATGTGCACAAACAGGACAGCAATCGACATCGACGACACTGCCTGAACAGACGCAGCAAACAGAGCAGCAGATGACAGCAGACCTCGATGCATTCCTCAGATCAGTTGCACCGACAACAACGACGACAATGCGACCGGCACAGCCACGCACAACAGTTGCAGCAGGTGAGGACAAATGGGATCGACTCGCACAATGCGAGTGCGGCGGCAACTGGGGATGCAACACCGGCAACGGTTACTACGGAGGACTTCAAATGACGATGAATGCGTGGACAGGATTCGGTGGTGAAGAGTTCGCCACTCACGCTCACCTAGCATCGAGAGAGCAGCAGATCATCGTTGGTGAACGCATTCTCGCTCGTATGGGATGGGGAGCGTGGCCAGGGTGCACTCGCAAATTTGGATGGCGATAATGAGATTCGATGAGTGGTACAAGATTGGCATGGACCGGCGATGGATCACAGAAATCGTCTGCGATTATCACCAAGGCGCACCGATGACAGAGCATGAGGTCCAAGAACGCAACGCAGGTGAAGAGGTGTGCGTTCCGATCGTGCGAGTGATCTACGGAAACGAGTTAGAGAACTATGACTACTGAAACACCACAGCCATCAATCGAACTCGAACGCATCCGGAGAGCAGCGCAGCAGCCAATCGCAGATGTGATCTGGCTGCAGGTCGCTCTCGATTACATCGACGACCTGCTCGAACATATCGAAAGAGAAGCCGAGTGAAAATCGGCTCAGTGTTTTCAGGTGGTGGTGGTGGCGATCTCGGACTGCTAAAAGCAGGACACACTCTCGCCTTCGCATGTGAGATCGATCCAAAAGCAAGAGCAGTGCTCCGATACCACCACCCACAGACAGCAATCTACAAAGACGTCAGAGAGATCACCTATGAGCGACTCAAACGAGACAACACACCCATTCCTGACATCATCGTCGGTGGATCGCCGTGCCAGGATTTATCGATTGCCGGAGATCGCACAGGAATGGATGGAGAACAGTCAGCACTGTTCTTCGAGCAGTACCGCATCGCAGACGAACTCGACATCGCATGGACATTGTGGGAAAACGTCACCGGAGCATTCTCATCGAACAATGGTGCTGACTTCGCAGCAGTTCTGGAAACAGTCACAGGGTACGCTCCCACTATTCCAGACGGAGGATGGTGCAACACCGGTGTCTGTATCGGACCAAAACGCTCAGCAGTGTGGCGTGTGTTGGACTCTAAACACTTCGGAGTCCCCCAACAACGCAAACGCATCTTCCTTGTCAGCGGTCCTCGAACCTTGGCGCGACGAGTTGCAGAAGTATTGTGTGACACCGAAGGCAGCAGCAGGTCTAGTGCGACGCAACGCACACCGGCTGAAAGAGTTCCCGCCTGTGATCTGGGAGACCATGCTGCAGATAGCACAACAGTCCACACCTACGCAGCAGTTGAAGTAGCAACAACACTGCCGCGTCATTACGCAAAAGGACTCGGACGCGAAACGATGGGAGCAGGACTTGTCGCACTATTGAGGCAAGGATCGCAAACATCGCTGAGAAGGCTCACACCCGTCGAATGTGAGCGGCTCATGGGATGGCCGGATGAATACACAGCAAAAGGCATCGACGACAACGGCAATCAAATCAGCATCGCAGATACTCAACGCTACAGAATTTGCGGCAACGGCATTGTCGCGAATGTCACCGAATGGATCGGAAAACGACTACCAACAACGGAGGAACAATGAACAGCGAAACGATCACAGATACCATCGCGTCACTGAAGGCACAAATGGTGTTTCCTTGTGAGGACTTCATACAACGAGACGCAGGCAACGCTCTCGCCTACATCAAACACCTCGAAGCACAGAACGCTGTGCAGAGAAAACTCATCGACCAGTTAACGGATGAAACAGACACAGATGTGATGGTGAATCTCATAGGCGATGTCGAACGGTGGCGTGACGCGATGGCGCGTGTGTTGTATCTGCTCGAACTTCAACCGGAGATCGCTCGAAACATTGTCAGCCAGACAGCACCGGTGGACAAATACTGATGGACATATTCGACGATACAGATGGTGTGATGTTGTTGCATGGTGATTCGACAACATTGGCAGAACACATCGAGCCTGAGAGTGTCGATTTGATCGTCACTTCCCCTCCCTACTTTGCACTCAGGTCATATCAGGACAACGGCGAACACTATGAAGGCCAGATCGGTGACGAGGCAACGCCTGAGGAGTTTCTGCAGGCACTGTGGAAGGTGTCTGCTCAATGTTGGAAAGTGTTGAAACCTACCGGTTCAATGTTCGTCAATCTTGGCGACAAATATGCAGGTTCAGGTGGAAACAATAACAGCAACATTGGTGGGCAACATCGCGGGCCGAGCAGATACACCAAAACGACAGACACAAGAACCAAGTCGCTGATGGGATTGCCTTGGCGATATGCACTCGGCATGATCGACGACAATGGTCATGCAGGAGGTCAGTGGATTCTTCGATCTGAGATCATATGGTCTAAAAAAAACGGACTGCCAGAATCAGTGAAAGATCGAGTAGCACGCAGACATGAGCAGTGGTTCCACTTCACGAAGAGTGAGAACTACTTCGCAGCACTCGATGAGATTCGTGATCGACACATGAACAATGGCAGAGAAACAGACGCACTTGGAAAACTGCCAGGGTCTGTGTGGGAACTCGCAACGCAACCACTATCGGTGCCTGAATGGTTAGGAGTAGACCACTATGCAGCCTTCCCTATGTCTTTCCCTTATCGAATCATCAAAGGATGGACCACGACCGGATTCTGCGTCGAATGTTCTCAACCAAGAACACCAGTGACCGTCAAAGATACCTCACAGTCAAAAGTGAGAACAGCGACAGATGGCAACGCACCAGACAACAACTGGGGAGGTGATCGCAAAATAGCGACGAACCCGATGTTCAGAATCGTCGAATATCGATGCGACTGCGAAACAACAGACGCACCAACAACACCGGCAACAGTCCTCGATCCATTCGGTGGGACAGGAACAGTCGCAGCAGTAGCGAAAGAATTAGGACGCAAAGCGATTCACATTGACCTATCTGCAGACTACCTACGACTTGCACAGTGGCGAATCCACGAATCAGGACACGCGCAGAAGTGGATGACACGAAACTCGCCACAAGACGTGCAACAAAATCAGCCGACATTATTCGACATGCAACAGGGAACACAGTGAGCACATATCAACTACATCACGGCAGCAACCTCGATGTGCTGCCCACATTCGATGAGAACAGCATCGACGCAATCGTCACCGATCCACCATATGAATTGGGCTTCATGGGTAAAAAATGGGACGCTAGCGGCATCGCTTACAACGTCGAATTGTGGCGTGAATGTTTGCGCGTGTTAAAACCAGGCGGGCATTTGTTAGCGTTCGGAGGCACACGCACCTATCATCGAATGACCGTCGCAATCGAAGACGCCGGTTTTGAGATTCGCGATTCAATCCACTGGATTTACAGTTCCGGATTTCCGAAATCGTTAGACGTATCAAAAGCAATAGACAAAGCGGCAGGGCAAATTGGGGAAATAGTCGGAGAAAGGCGGTTTGGTAAAACAAGTACAGGGCAAAATTCCGGTTGGAACGCCAATGCTGTTGCAGCGACCGGACGGCAAGAGATTCGCGCGCTAGTTACAGACAATGCCAAAAAATGGAATGGTTGGGGTACAGCGTTAAAACCAGCGCATGAACCAATCGTGCTAGCGCGCAAACCATTACAAGGCACAGTTGCCAACAATGTTTTAGAACACGGAACCGGCGCATTAAACATAGACGGCACACGGGTTAAAAATTTAGAAAATCAAAATCTTTGGCCCGCCAACATTATTTTGAACAAAGAAATGGCAGAACATAACCCCGAATGGGCGAATTACTTTTACTGTTCTAAACCGTCGAAAAAAGAACGCAACGCAGGATTAGAAAAAATGGAACCAAGATTTGCACCAACGATGAACAACGGCATTGGTGGCAAGGAACATGATCCGCAAACGGCAACGCCAAAAAACAATTTTCATCCAACCGTGAAACCACTCGCACTCATGCGATACCTCGTCAGACTCATCACACCACCACACGGAACAGTGCTCGACCCATTCGCAGGATCAGGCACAACACTCGCAGCAGCAATCATCGAAAATAAGAACGCAATCGGAATCGAACTCACAGAGGACTACCTGCCACTCATCGAATCTCGATGCTATTGGGCGATGCACAACAACACTCCGACACTGTTCGACAACTAACATGACACCTCATCTGCAAATTAAACGCACCACCATTGACAAAGAAGCGAGAGCGATAGTTGAAGCGTTCCACTACTCTCATCAGTGGCCGTGCATGGTTGAAGTCATAGGAACATGGCACGCAGACGGGGGACTGTTCGGAGATAGTGGACCAGTGGTCGCAGCATGTCTGTTCGGCTATCCGATCTCAAAAGCATGGAATGGGAAATGCTATGAACTGCTCAGACTCGTCAAACATCCGAACTGCGACACACACCTCACCGGACTCATCAGCCACACGATGCGATGGACACACAAACTCACAGGCATGGACCTATTCGTAGCCTATGCAGACATCACTCATGGCCATCATGGTGGAATCTATCAGGCAGCATCGTGGAACTATCACGGACAAACAACACCACGAGATGCCTACTACATCATCAACGGCGAAAGAGTCCACACACGCACAGTAAGTCGAAGATACGGAACGCGATCAGTGCAACAGTTGAAACAGCGAGGACTGCACATCGAACTTGAAAGACAAACAGGAAAACATCTCTACTGGAAATCACTGACGAAAAGTGCGAAACATCGTGCAACATCAATGGGTCTACAGTCCAACACCTATCCGAAACCACACAACGGGGAAACACAATGAACGAAACACTCGAACATGCACTCAACTATGCACAACGCGGATGGCGAGTCATACCGATTAAACCAGGGCAAAAGCGGCCACCCATCACAGCATGGCAAACAGCAGCGACCACCAACCCCGACACCATCACCGAATGGTGGACCGGACCCTACCGGACCCACGGAGTCGGAATCGCAACAGGTGAAGAGTCAGGACTATTCGTCATCGACATCGACCTCAACGACGACAAAAACGGCTACACCACCATTGAACAACTCGAAAACGAGCACGGACCACTACCGGCAGGACCACGCGCACTCACCGGATCAGGAGGACTCCACCTGTTCTTCAAAAATCCGGCAGGCATCACCATCAGAAACGACGCAGGCAGAAAACTAGGCACCGGCATCGACATACGCGGAGAAGGTGGGCAGGTAGTAGCAGCACCCACCATCCACCCAAACGGCAACACCTACCAGTGGCTCGACGGATCAGACACAACAGCACCACCAGACGCACCAGACTGGCTGATCGAACTGCTCATCGACACAACACCAACCACCACAAACAACAACAGCGACAACATCACCGAAGACGACACCTACTCGGCAGCAGCCAACTACAACAGACGCACAAACTGGCATGACCTACTCACCGCCGATCAATGGACCTACACCGGACAAGACAACACCGGAGAGCACTATTGGGTGCGCCCAGGAAAAGACCCACGAGACGGCACATCAGCAACAGTCGGCCACCAAGGACGCGACGCACTCACCGTCTTCACCACATCAATCGACTGGCTACCGGCAGGCACCTACTCACGCTTCGGCTACTACGCATGCAGATTCCACAACGGCGACAGATCAGCAGCAGCACGCCACCTACGAGACCTCGACTACCAACCTGTCGAAGCGTTCCTCGATCAACTCCCCACCATCGACCCATCGAATCATCAACCACACGACCACGAAAACGACCCCAACCATCAAAACATCAACCGGACAGAACTCGCACACCTCATCGACTGGCAACAGTTCTGGACCAACGACCACTCAGACGAAGACTGGCTCGCCTACCCCGTCATCCCACGAGGCAGAGCGATCTCACTGTTCGCACCGGCAAAAGCAGGCAAAAGCACAGTAGTGCTCGCAGTCGCAGCAGCAGTCGCCACCGGCAAACCCATCCTCGGACTGAAACCAGTCGAACCAGTCGATGTCCTGTACCTCGATTATGAGATGACACAGGCAGACCTGTACGAGCGACTCATCGAACTCGGCTACACCCAAGACGACGACATGAGCCACCTGCACTACGCACTACTCCCATCACTACCACCACTCGACACCATCGAGGGAGCACGCGCAGTCCTCACACTCGTCGATGCCACCAACGCAGAACTCGTCATCGTGGACACATTCGGACGAGCCGTCGAAGGCGACGAAGACTCAGCAGACACAGTGCGAGCGTTCTACCGGCACACCGGACTCACACTCAAAGCACGAGGAGTCACCTACCTACGCACCGACCACTCAGGCAAAGACGTCAACAAAGGACAGCGCGGGTCATCAGCCAAAAACGACGACGTAGACCTCGTATGGAAACTGCAACGCACCGAAACAAAAGACGGCCAAGGAATCACACTCACACGCACACACAGCCGCATCTCATGGGTGCCAGAAACCGTCAAAATCAGCAGACACGAAACAGACACCCACACTGACTACCGGATAGACAACGCCGTACCCATCTACCCCGACGGCACAGCACAAAACATGCAAGCACTCAAAGAGATCGGAGTCACCCACACCGACTCACAACGCACAGCACACGAAAAAGCAAAAGCAGCAGGACTCGACATCAAACAAAAAGCACTCCGCAACGCACTCGACATGATGAAGAAAAACGCCCAACTCATCGACCCACTCAGCCACCTCAAAAGCGTCAAAACATCTGACGCACTCGCTGACGCACCCAAAACGCACACTCTGACGCAAAACGACGACGCACCACCCAAAACGGCTGACGCAGATGACGCACCCAAGGGAAATAAGGCGACGCACTCCGACGCAAAATCTGACGCAAACGAGCGCGGTGAGCGACGCAGTGTGTGTCTCTCTAAAGAGACACACCTGACGCACCCACTCGACGCAGACACCACCACAGACCCTCTACACCTATTCGGAAACTGAAAGGACCACCCATGAACCACCGACAACTCACCCAACTACTCAACGACACAATGCACCGAACACTCACCAACAGCCACCTACTCACATCAGCACTCACCAACCTACGAAACAGTCAGGCAGGCTACCCATCAGGCAGCAACGGAGGAACCGGAGCACACCTCAACGACGACGGCACACCACCAGGGCTCGACCGGCACCTCAACGATCCAGTCACCAAAGACAGACAACACATCGACACACTCATCGAACGCATGCACGCAGACAGCATCAGACTCAACGTGCTCCTCACCGAATGGACCACCATCGCAGACACTCAAACAGACACCACAGGCTCAGACTGTGAAGCATGCGGAGCACACATCATCAAACCGGAACGCCTACGAGCCGGACTGTGCAATGCCTGTCGCATGCACTTTCGACGATGGTGCGAAACAAACAGCGGAGATCGGCACGAGTGGATGTGGCAACGACGCGCAGCAACAGCAGTAGGTGGGCACGATGGGCACACAAAGAATCCATAAAAAAACAGGACCGGTGCCACTACTGCTACAAGAGACATGGCATCATGTGGCACAGTGACATTCGTGCGTCAGCGCGAATGTTTTCGCATTCTCAAGCAATGAGACACGCATGGCGAATCCATATGCAGGAAGATCGACAAGATCATTCAGGCGACTCCGAGCCAAGGTGCTCAGTGAATCTGACATCTGTTGGCTGTGTGGTGGTGCAGGTGCAGACACAGTGGACCATGTGATCCCCTTGTCTGTGAATCCTGAACTGGCAGAGGAGGTGGGGAACCTGCGACCTGCACATGGTCGATGCAACTCATCTCGCGGAGCGAGGCTGACTGATGGTGTCAGACCTGTTCGCCACTCTCGGCTGTGGTAGGTGTACCCCTCCGGCATATGCG